AAGTGAAAAAGAAGAAAAAATAAGTGAATTTAAGGTGGCGCAATAAAGCGCCTTTTAAAATAAAGGAGAAATAAAATGAGTAAAATATATAAAATACAAAATCAAAAAGTAACAGGAGTTCAACGATTGAATAGCTCAGTTAGTGGTAATCCTAAATATAAGTTTCTGTTCGAGGGTGGTGGTGTAGCAACTACTCCCTCTGATGCAGGATGGGTGTATTCTATTAGTCAGGGTACATTTTTTTTAAAGTGGGTAGACATTACTTATCACATGACTAAAGCAGGAAAGTCTATTCTTGACTCAATAACTTTAAACAAGGAGGATCAATGAAAAAGTTTTTTAATTACTTTAGAAAAAAACAGCCATCATTAATATGGATGCATCTAAACAACAATCAATATAATGGTGTGATTGGTTGGAAAGCAAACGATCATAAAACATTGTACCCAGCAAAGGGTGTATATACAAATCCAGTAAGAGGAGAAGACAATTTTAAAAGAGAAGGAGAATTAAAAAGTAATGGGAATGTTTGAAGAATTTTATAATTGTGCCGAGTGCAATCGAAAATATCATCAATGGTTGATGATAGCGATACAAAACAAGTACCCTATTCATTTATGTATTAGGTGCTATAATTTTAAGGATAAAAATGAAAAAGAAAGAGAAAAAATTAACACATTACAATCAGATGATAACAACAAAGACAAGAAAGCTGCTTGATCAAATGTGTAAGAAAACTAAGTTATCAAGACCTATGCAATTAGAACAAATTGTAGAACAGGCATCACAATGATAACAAACATTTTATTGGGACTAATTCTTTTAGCCCTAATGGGTGTAGGGTTTATGGTATATGTAATAGGGAGAATGATTGATGAAAGAAGTAAAAATTAATCAGTAAAAAACTTAGGATCTTCTGTGAGAGGCTTTATAATTTTTCGTAAAGCCTCTTTTCCTTCAGATAAAACATTGCTCCACTCTTCTTTAGAAAAAACTTTATTATGTTTAGGGTCATAAAAATGAACAGATACATCACCGCACTTGCGACATTCATGTATTTTTCTTACAGGACTATTAGGTAATAACATAACCTTGCCTTCTTTAATATTTTAGCGAATTATATCTATATTTCCTATAATAAACAATAAAAAGTTTTAAGCGTCTGAATAATTTAAGCCTATCATAGGAAAAGCATCAAAGGGAATACAAGTAGATTCAGTTACTAATTGATCTTTATAGGACTGAGGTTTTGATTTATAAGCATTATTATATCCATCTCTAGCTATTATGCATTGTTCTTCCGTTGGATAAACAAAAGCATTGTATCGCACTGATTTTTGACCAGGCATAGATATAATCATTATTAATAGAAATACTTTAATCATTGTCTTACATCTTAGTACAAAGGTTTTAAGGAGTCTAGTAATTAAGTAGATATAAAAACAGGAGTATGTTCTCCTACATAAGCACCTATTACATTGTATTCAAAATAATCTACCGCCTCTAATTGATTCATATCTTTCATTAAAATTTTTATACATTTGTCTCTATCGTAGGCAACACAGATTGTATTAAATTGTTGAGCAATTCCAATAATTGCTTTATCAAAACCGTCAGCAAAAAGTAAAGGAAGATCTTTTTCTTTGCATTCTTGTTCTATTTCTTTTCTATTCATTTTTTTCTAACTTGTAATTTTTAAAACTTTCTGAATCAAGTAAAGGACCATAGTACTGTGTTCTAAATTCATTATTATCTTCTCCTTCTTCCCATGTTTGATGAAAATGTTTAGACTCATCAGCCTCTCCTGTAGAGTTGCACACCCAACATTGTTCTATAATATTCTCTGCTTCAAAGCATAGTTTTAGATATCCATTTCCTTTACAATGAGGACAAATCATATTAACCACTTTCTAATATCCTCAGCTAACACGGATGTTGCTAAGTTTATTTTATTTCTTAATGAGTAAATAATTTTTTCATCTACAGTACCCTGAGAAACAAGATCAATGTAAGTGACTTTATTTGCTGTACCAATACGATGATTACGTGCCTCTGCTTGTTCTCTGATTTCTAAATCATAACTATTAGAATAAAAAACAGTTAAGCTAGCTGCAGTTAATGTAATCCCTCTGCCTCCTGTCATAGGTTGGCCTATAAAGAATTGTGTATCCTCATCTTCCTGAAATCGTCTAATATTTTCTTGTCTAATATTTTGTGGTGTATCACCATAATAAGTGACCACGGAGCGCGCACCATATTTCTTTACTAATGTTTTTTCAATTGCTTGAATGTCATGACGATAATTTGCCCAAATGATCGCTTTATCACCGTGCTCTTCTAGAATAGCACATAGTTCTTTAACGCGGTTATTTGGTAACGATAATACTTTACCATCATCGGTTGCCATATGTCCGCATACTATTTGATGAAGCCTTATCATTTGAGCAAGCACTGACGTTGTTGTCAATGTTTCTTGTTTGAGTTGTACTAATGCATGTTTCTTCATTTGCATGTACGCATCAAGTTGTTCAGGAGTCATGGATACTAATCTTTTTACCCATACTTGGTCAGGTAAATCTAATGCATCTTTTTTTAAAACACGGTAAGAAAATTTTTGTAACTTAGTATTAAGTTCTTCTAAGTTTTTAAACCCTGTAACTTTATTAAAAGATCTTCCACCAAAAGATAATCGTTGCATTTGACAATACCTGGCGCGGAACGTGTATATCGAACTAAAGCCTAATAGTTCATGATTAAGAAAATTACATTGCGCATATAGATCTTCAGGAGATTTTGTAATGGGAGATCCTGTCATAATAACACGGTAGCGTGCTAAGTTACCAAGCTTTGTAATAGCTTTAGTACGAAGAGCGGTTGAGTTTTTAATGACCGTGCTTTCATCAACAGACAACACGGCTTGCCTTGTCATCAGAAACTTATCAGCAAATTTTTTACCACGATCGGTAGTAAATGCATCTACATTCATTATTAAAATATTAAAGTGAACAGAATCTACACTAAATAAAGTTTGTAATTCTTCTTCATGTTTTTTAGTTTTTTGTCCTGTCCATACTACAACGTTACGGTCCACATGATCAGGCATATGTGTTTCAATTTCTTTGACCCATGTTCCTTTAACACCGTTAGGACAGATAACAAGTAGGCCCGTTATAAAACCATTGTCATATAAAAAAGAGCAAGAGTCTATTAGAACTTTAGTTTTTCCGCAACCCATTTCCATTAAAAGTGCGAATTCTTTTTCTCCCCGAGAGAAATGATTGAGCATAGCTCCCATTCCTGCTAGTTGATGATCATAAGGCGTTGTTTTAAAACTGTATTTAAATTCTGGCATACTTTCTCTGATTAAAAATAATCCTACCAGCATTAACTTTTTTCTTGTACAATGTAAATTAAAATATTATAGGGTTTTTAGAAAGATGAAAGATTCAGAAAACAAAGGTAATGTGTACGTCATCCAAGAGGTGTCAAAGTTTAATGTTATTAGTGCTCAAGGATATGGAAACTTAGTTCCTATATTTGAAGAGGGTAAACAAATAATGTTATCTCCAGCTCCCGCGGTGCGTAAGGCAAAAACCATATTAAAAGATTTTAATGACAACGATTATTTATTGTTGATTGGTGATCCGTCTATGATTGGATTAGCTTGTTCAATTGCAGCAGATATTAATCGAGGAAAATATAAAGTTTTAAAATATGATAGACGTACTTATACATATTATCCAATACAGATAGACATAAACGAGAGGAATAACTATGACAGAGAAAGTTGATTTTACAAATTATTTACCAGAAGAAAATGATAACAAAGTTGAGATATCAGAAGTTAAAGATGTATCTGAGGCATCAAATAAATTTTTAAAAATTGAGAGTGATATACTTGCTCTTGAACATCAAGTTAAACAAAAGAAAAATGAACTCTTACAAATGAATGATTCAATTGTTCAGTTGATGGAGTCTAGAGGAGTTAAAGAAATTAAATTGACCAATGGTGATGCTGTTAGTTTTAAACCTTTTTTTAAAGGCAGTATTACACGCGAAAAAGAAGCGGAAGCTTTTAAATGGCTTGAGGATAATAATCATGGAGAGCTAATTAAAAACATTGTGTCTATCAGGTTTGGTAAAGGAGATAACGAGCAAGCGTCTAAGTTGATTGAAGACTTAGAACAGAACGGTTTAGCTCCTGATCAAAAACGCAAGGTCGAGCCGATGACCTTGAATGCCTTCATTGGTGAACAAATAAACTCGGGCAAAGAGCTTCCTATAGAAGTGTTTAGTGTTTTTATGGGTAACAAAGTAAAAATAAAAAAAGGTAAATAACAATGAACGATGTAGCAAAGAAAAAGAAAAGCGAAATATCGACTACCGTGTTTGACTTTACAAATCTTGCAGGTGCAGGTTTTGAAAATGTTGACGCGCAGGAAATGGCAATTCCATTTTTAAAGATTGCTAGTTCCCAGACTCCAGAAGTTAAAAAGAGCAATGCTAAGTTTGTAGATGGACTTGAGCAAGGTGATATTTTTAACTCGGTGACTAAAGATTTTTACAAAGAAGTACTTGTAGTGCCCTGTGCATTTAGAGTACGCGGTGTAGAATGGAGCCCTCTTGGTGAAGGCACTGGAGCACCAGTAAAAATATATAAGCCTGAAGATATCCCTGCATTAACGCGAGGAGCGGACGGCGAAGACCATTACATGATTAATGGTGCAATTAGCCCTACTTACATAGTGAGAACGGCGGAGTATTTTGTTTTACGTTTAAATGATGATGGATCTTTTGAAAGATGTCAGGTCATTATGCAGAAAACTCAATACAAAAAATCTCGTTACTGGAATACAATGATGATGAATCAAAAAGCACAAGCCAGTAATGGGAATCTAGTTACTCTTCCAATGTTTGCTAATGTATACAAAATGAAAGGTGTACAAGAGCAAAATAAAAAGAATGACTGGTGGGGATGGAATATTACATTAGAAAAATCAGTTAATGATTTATCTAAACCATCCTACATTGTGGAGGAAGCAAAGCACTTTCATGAGCTTGTAAGTTCTGGATCTATTGATCCAACACCTGAAGCTTTAAATGATAATGATGATGATGTAGTAACCGAAACCGATAAAGCTAATTCGGACGGTAAATTACTATATCAGTAGTCACCTTAATATTTTAGGTTAAGGGCGAAAATTTCGCCCTTAATTATTATTTAAAAAAATATGAAAGCAGAAAAATTTAAAAATATATTTTCGGGATTAGACCGTGCTCACGGTGAATACCGCTATTCGGAAACGAAAGTAAGTGGTAAGCGTGATGGTCAATCGTACACGAAGCACGAAGCACCTACCTTAGAAATGTTTGCCAATCATTTAGAAGGAAAGAATCCTTCTTTAGGCATAGTTCCCATTCGTAACGATGCAACTGCGATTTGGGGTTGTATTGATATAGACGAGTACCCGCTGGATCACAAAAAAATATTATCCAAAATACGACAATATAAATTCCCATTAGTAATGTGTGCATCCAAATCTTTTGGAGCTCATATTTTTCTTTTTTCAAAAAAGCCACAACCAGCTTCTCTCTTTCAACAAAAATTAAAGGAGATAGCCTCTTACATCGGATATGCTAATACAGAGGTATTTCCTAAACAAATTAAACTGGCCAGCGAAAAGGATGCAGGTTCATGGTTGAACCTTCCTTATCATGGCGAGACACGGTACGCGTTTCTTGACAATGGTGAGGGTGCTTCTCTTGACGAGTTCTTTGACTTATACGACAAATATGTTTGTGATGATATTAGCAAAATCGCAATCAAGGTAGAACAAGATATCATAAAGGATGGTCCTCCTTGCTTACAAGTTTTAACAACACAAGGATTTCCTGAAGGTACCAGAAATAATGGTTTATTTAATATAGGAATTTTTTATCGCAAATCTAATCCTGACTCATGGAAACAGTTAATGGAAAAATATAATCGTGATTACATGGACCCCCCTTTAGATGCAAATGAGGTGACCGTTTTACAAAAACAAGTAGGCGCAGATAAAGTAGATGGTTCTCTTAAATACATGTACAAATGCACTCAGCCACCTGTTGAAAGTGTTTGTAATAAAGCTTTATGTAAAACAAGAAAATACGGTGTTGGTGTTTCAGGATCTGATCATCCTGTGTATTCTGATTTAAGAGCTCTTGAGTCTGATCCTAAAATTTGGTTTTTAAATATAGACTCAGATACTGTTGAAACAAGTAATTGGAAAAACATAAAGTATCATGAAGGACTAAGAGATTTAGTCTCGGATCAGTTACTACGATTTATTCCTCAAATGAAACAAAAAGATTGGAATGATATATTAGCAAATTTATTTGAAACAATTACAAAGATTAGTGTTCCAGAAGATGTATCAAAAGTAGGTGAGTTTAAAGATTACTTAATGGAGTTCTGTGTTGGACGTGGTGAGTCATTTAGTATGGATGAATTAGATATGGAAAAACCTTTTACAGATTATGAAAATAAAATTTCTTTTGGTGAAGGTAATAGTGCTTTTAATACTTACCCAACATATTTTAGATTAAGAGATTTAAGTAAGTGGTTAGAGAATAGTAAAAACTTTAAACAGTCTAGAGCATGGATCCTTCAACGATTAAAGAATCTACATGGAGTGGATGTTTTAGTTTACCCTAATAAAACACAAGCAAGAGCATGGGCAATACCTTCTTTTGACAGACCTAATAGAATAAAAAATATGCCTAATCTTAAAACAATTAAGCCAACAGATAAAGAGCTTTTAAGTAGAGAAGATGATGAAGAGGTGCCTTTTTAATGATCAATATTATTTTAGGTCCTCCAGGCACAGGTAAAACAACTAAGTTATTAGATATCTGTCAACAGAAAAAAGAACAAGGTATTGAATGGAATAAAATTGGTTTCTTTTCTTTTTCCAAGAAAGCGACACGCGAAGCACGGGACAGAGCTAGTTTTAAATTTCAAGCGAGTAGAGATGATTTAGCAAACTTTAAAACTCTTCATAGCTTTGCTTTTAGACATTTGCCTGTGGAAAAAGATAACTTAATGAAAGATAAGCACTGGAAAGAGTTATCGGATCTTATTGGTTTTAATCTTGTAGTTAATGATAATGATGATTCTATTTATACTAATTCTAATTTTAAATATTTAAATTTAATTAACGCTGCGAGAATAAAAGATATTACATTAAAAGAAGAGTGTAGTAATAGTTCTGAGATTTTTAATACCGTTACGTTAGATTACTTAAACCGTACAATTAAAAAATATAAAAAGGATAATAATTTATTTGATTTCACTGACATGATTGTTGATTACACAAATGACACATTTTTTACACAGTTTGATGTACTTTTTATTGATGAAGCACAAGACATGCCACGTATTCAGTACAACATGGTTGATAAGTTAATGGCTAACAGTAAAGAAACATACATAGCAGGGGATGATGACCAAGCTATTTTTAGATGGATGGGTGCTGATGTAGATAAATTTATCGCGTTAGATGGTAAGGTAACCGTGTTAAACAAGTCTTATAGATGCCCTAAGCTTGTTTATGATATTGCTAACAATATTATTTCTAAAGTAAAAAATAGAAGAGTAAAAACTTGGCAACCTAAAGAAGAAGAAGGTCAGGTTAAAAGAATGTCTAATATCAAACATATTAACATGTCTGAAGGTAACTGGCTTTTGTTAGGAAGAACTAAAAAAATTCGTAACGAGATGATTGAAAATTATTTATTTAATGAAGGGTATTGGTATGGAAGAGGAGAGCATCGACCAGTTTCTATAACTATTATTAAAGCTATTGAAATTTGGAAAAGATTAAAACAAGGTGTGTCTATTACTCTACCTGAATTAAAAACTTTATATTCTAAAATTTCTTCTAAAGGGTATTTAAAAAGAGGAGCTAAAACACATAAAGAAGAGGAAGAAAAAAAACTATTTAATTTACAGGATTTACATAATGATAAAGGTTTACTCGTTGATGGCGAATGGTATGAGGTATTAAGTATTTTAACACCAAAAGAAATTGCTTATTTAAGAAGGTTGGAAAGAGTAGGAGAAGATATTCAAGGAGAGCCACGTATTCGTGTGTCTACAATTCACCAGGCAAAAGGTGGTGAGTGTGATAATGTTGTTGTCCTGTTGGATATTGGAAGATTAGTTTACAGATCATACGCAAGAAACCCTGATGATGAGCATCGTGTTTTTTATGTTGCGGTAACCAGAGCAAAAGAAAAACTTTACATAGTAGAGGCTCAACGAGAGGAGGCATATAGAATATGATACATAAAGAAATTTTAGAAGAAGCCATTAAATTGATCGGCGGAGATCGAAACACGGATTATGGGGATCGTCTTATTAATCATCAAAACATAGCTAAACTATGGTCTGTTGTTTTAAAGAAAGAAATAACAGCTCATGACGTAGCTATATGTATGGCTCTTGTTAAAATTGCTCGTTTAGTTCACAGCCACAAAAAAGATAGTTATATAGACGCTTCTGCTTATATGGCTATAGCTGGAGAAATAGAGGCAAGAACAAATAAAGATAACCACTCGTTTGAATCAGAAGGTGAAAGACGAGGAAGAGAAACGTCAGAATATATAAAGGAAAAATATAATGCAACATAACTTTGGATTTACACAATCAGAGTGGATTCCTCCACATGAGTTACCCGATTTATCTGATGCAAAACACATTGCATTTGATTTAGAAACTTATGATCCACAACTTAAAACAATGGGACCAGGATGGACAACAAATAATGGTCACGTAATAGGTATAGCCGTAGCCGTAGAAGGATGGAAAGGATATTTTCCTATTAGACATGAGAACGGTTTTAATTGGGATCGCCGAAGAGTGTTAACATGGATGAAATCATTAATGAAAACAGATGCTATAAAAATAGCTCATAATGCTTTGTATGATTTAGGATGGCTTCATGCTGAAGGCATTGAGGTTAAAGGACCTATTGTAGACACAATGTTAATGGCGCCTATTATTAATGAAAATAAATTTTCTTACGCTTTGAATGCGGTAGGAAAAGATATGTTGAATGAATATAAAGACGAAAATTTATTAAAACAAGCCGCAGTTGAATTTGGAGTTGATCCAAAAAGTGAGATGTATAAGTTGCCTGCTGTCTTTGTAGGTAGTTATGCAGAGCAAGATGCAGACTTGACTTTACGACTTTATCATCACATGCAACCTATCATAGAAAAAGAGAGCCTACGCAGTGTGTATAATTTGGAGATGAGTCTTCTTCCAATAATATTTGAAATGACAAAAAGAGGAGTACGAGTTGATGTTGAAAAAGCAAACAGTTATAAAAAAAGTTTTAAGAATACAGAAAAGAAGATACTTAGTGGTATATTGGCAGACACGGGTGTTGCAGTGGATATTTGGGCTGCGAATTCAATTCAAAAAGTTTTTGATAAACTTAAAATAGAATATCCACGAACAGAGAAAACAGGAGCACCTAGTTTTACAAAAGATTTTTTATTAAATCACACTCATCCTATTGCACAAAAAATACAAAGTGCTCGGGAAATAAACAAAGTTCAATCTACTTTTCTTGATACCATTATTCGTCACGGTAAAACAGGACGCGTACATGCTAGTATTCATCAAATGCGTGATGGTAATGCAGGAACTGTTTCAGGAAGATTTAGTTACTCTAATCCTAATCTACAACAATTGCCTTCTCGTAACAAAGAAATTAAGAAACAAATTCGAGGATTGTTTTTACCTGAAGAAGGAGAGATGTGGGGTAGTTTTGATTACTCACAACAAGAGCCACGGATCGCGTCACACTTTGCTTATAAACTTAAATGCAAAGGAGCATCCTCAGTTGTAGAAGAGTATCAAAAAAATTCTGATGCAGACTTTCATAGTATTGTTGCTAAGATAGCTAACATTGATAGAGATCAAGCAAAAACAATTAACCTTGGTTTGTTTTATGGCATGGGTGTTAATAAACTTTCTAATGAATTACAAGTAGATGTAGATACAGCAAAAGAAATTTTAGCAGAATATAATGATAAAGTTCCTTTTGTTAAAGAATTAACAAAAAGAATATCTAAACTTGCTAATGATGAAGGAAATGTAGCAACAATTAAAGGAAGAAAATGTCGTTTTGAATTATGGGAACCAACAACCTTTGGTGTTTTTAAAGCTTTACCAAAAGATCAAGCCGAATTAAAATATGGAAAGCACCATCATTTAAAAAGAGCAGGAACATATAAAGCCCTTAATAGATTAATACAAGGTTCCGCCGCAGATCAAACTAAACAAGCAATGATAGAATTACATAAAGAAAATTTAATTCCTCTTATACAAATTCATGATGAGTTAACTTTAAGTTTTGATGGTTCTGAAAAAGTAAAAAATAAAATTATTGAAGTTATGGAAAATGCTTTACCTTTGACTGTTCCAAGTAAAGTTGATTGCGATCTTGGAAAATCATGGGGTGATGCAACTTAAAATAATGGCTGTTTTCTGCGGTAAACTAGATATGTCTTGCATATGATATAATATTATATAATATAGTTTTATAATTTTTAGAAAGAAGGAATTATGAATAATATATTAAAACAAGACTTATTTAAAATAATTGGTCCAGAATTTTTCTCTGCAATTTTTACTAAGAAGAATGGTGACGAGAGAAAGATACTTGCTAAACTACATGTAAAAGATCAAAAGTTTTTTGCAGGTGGTGAATTACTTGGTGACAGAAATCATTTATTAGAATGTATTGATGTTAACGTTCTTAAAAAAGTTGATGATCCAAAAAAAGCTTGGAGATCAATCCCATTAAATTTAGACTCTAATGTTAAGGGTCAAGGTTGCTTACTTAGTTTAAGAGTAAACAAAGTAGAACTTGTTCAGAAAGGAGAAAGTCATGCACAAGCCGCTTAATTTAATTGAACCAGTACAAATAGAAATGGATTTTAATGTTCCGTTTACTTTTAAAGATAGCATTGCTAAAGTATCTAGAAAAAATCCAATGAGAGGATCTATCTTACAAAGTTTCTTAGGTGATATTTGTCAAAACAAAAAGTCTTCTTTTACTGATTGGGTATTAGATGCTAAAGAAGAAAAACAAGAACAGGAGGATATATAAATGAGTATTAAA